CTCATGAGGCGGATCAACCGCAACGCCATCGGCATCACAGACCGTGCAGGCGCCACGAACATCCAGAAGCAAGCCGCAGCACGCGCACAGCCCGTCCTCAGTCTCGTTCGACATCGATCTTGTACTCCGCCGTGATGCCGCGCTCCGGCTTGGCAAAGAGAAGCCATTGCTTCGGCCGCACGTTCGACCCTAGGCGCTCGATGGCGTACTCGGCATCACTGGCGAAGGTGCCATTGATGTAGAACGCCACGTCCTGGATCGTCAGAGAGGTTGGGGTGTGGTGATGGCCACAGATTGAAATGTTGAAGGGGACATCAATCGCCCCCGATCGCCAGCCCTGGATCAGCTTGTAGAAGGGCAGATGGCTCGATGAGCTGACACGGCGGGCCTGATCGCCATGCCACAGCAACACCGCCAACTCCGGACCGATCGTGTCCACGGCAAGTCCGGCGTACATGCCCCGCTCATGGGCGATCTGCCACGTGATCCGCTTCTCCTTGGCCGTCAGGTGCCGGCAAATCTCGTACAGCATCCGGTCATAGTTCGTCTCTGGGCTGTTCGTCTTCCCAACCCGACCGTGGTTACCCGGGACGGCCACGACATGAACATGCTCAAACAAGGCCGCCATCCGACGGATGAACCCTGTGACGATCTCGGGTCCCGTGATCGTCACCTGAACATGGGCCGAGCTGTCCACTTGCCAGGCTTGGGTCGGGAAGACCCACTCGCCCTCAACGATGTCGCCCAGAAGATAGAGCCTGGCGCGCCGGACCGGGTGTGCCGTCCGCTGCATCTTCACGATCCGTTCGATCTTCGCGGCGTACCGATCCACCCGTTCTCGGGCTATGTCTGTCCCGTACGTCTTCGTGATCTGGCCAAGCTGGAGGTCACTGAAGGCGATGAGGGCGATTTCTTCGCCACTGCGCCGCCGATCATGGGATGGCCTTGGTACGGGCGGGATGGTGATGGCGCTGACCGCATCCTTGAAGGCGCGATAGACCGCCTCGACAAGTTCGGCCCGCTGCGTGCGCAGCTTGTCCAACTCACGGAGCGCCCTGGAGAGAGCGGCCCGCAGTTCATGAACTTGCTGTGTTGCCTTCAGGTCGTCTTCCAACATCGGCACTCCCCGCGCCTATGGCGCTCGATGGAGGAACGGCTGACCGTCAAGCCGCGGAGTCGCAAGGCACCACTGATGGCCCGCGCGGAGTACCGTTCCGACGAAAGGGCAGCTTCCAGCGTCTCGCGATCCGCCTCAGTGAGATGATCGAACACGCGGCCGACGTGGCAACGCGGCCCGGGACGCACCTGACTTTGGATTTCCTCCAAAAGGTCGGCAAGCGTCTTGGGCTGCTCATCCATGCGGTATCGCCTCTTCCCCCCACCTGATGATGCCTTTGTCGGCGAGAAGCCGAAGCGTACTTCTCGCCCAGAGACGATCGTGTTCTTTCACTTCCTCCGGGAGCTCGCCGTACGGTACGAGGTACCGCTCCCAGCGCTGACGCCGAGCTTCGGAGATGGGCTCGGTCTCCATAAGCGTGCGCGCCCACGACATCCACTGATCGTGCTCCGCCTCGGCAAGGGCCTCAACAAGATCGAGGACTTCCCTTACCGATAGATGCCGCGGCACCACGGACAGATCGTGTCGCTCCATCGCTCGTGGAACTCCTTATGCTCCTTTGGACCTTGGACGACAACGCAACCGCAGTCAGTCCGCCCGTGCACCTGACATGGCTCGGTCATGATCTCAATGAGGGCCGCCGTAACCCAGCAAATCAACGCTGCCGCGAACATGACCGCTGGGTCCATGGCGCACCCTCATCTCACCTCGGGATAGCGTCGATGGCCTTCCCGACCGCATCCATCGCAGCCGTCCTTGCCTCTTCAAGTGCCTTGCCCCGGGCGAGCTTGGCCGGATCGGGGATGGGGTCCACCGTGACGATGCTCTTCACGACAAGAAGGCCGGCGAAGACACCATCAACGACCTCGAGGAACGGCCCAGACTTCGGGATGGGCGCCTGATCGTATTCCACGCCCACCCATCGCACGAAGACTTCTGCGGCGGCATGCGCCGATGATGGCTTGTCGAAGCGCATCGACTTGACGACCTGCCCGGGCCGGGCAGGGTCATAGCCGTTGATCGTCGTCCCCGCGGCGACCCGCCAGGTCACCGGCGATGAATATGGCGTGCGAGTGACGATGGCAAACACGGCATCCTCCTTGATGGGGGCCATGAGCTGACGTCCTGGCCAGCCCTGAATGTAGGTTTCAACTTCCAGGAGGGAGACTTGCTCACCGGAATAGCCGGTCTCGGGAGCAAGGGGGTCATCCCACCAAAACGTTCCATCCTTCAGGCGCGCGATCCAGACCGCATGGCCGCCAGTAAAGCCGGGCTGCCACCGCCGCAGCCTGTGTCCGGATGGGAAGTTCGCAAGGCGCCCAGAGACGACCGCGCTCGTCCCTGGCTGGAATACCGACAGAAAGCTCGATGACGGGACAAGGGTGCCGCCGTTCCAGCCATACCGCTTCCCAAAACCGACAAGGATTTGCTCGATCGTGACACCGCCGGTTGGCGGCAGCCCAGCGTCGCGCCGAAGCGCCTCGGCTTCGGCATGTGTTGGCGGAATGGCCGGACTCAGTGCCGCCCGAGCATGCATGACCGCCGATGCTGGCATGCAGTCCTCCCAAGAACCGTCCGCCTCACGCTCCGTAACGTGCTTATGCCATACCAACATATGTCACCTCAAAAGATTGACGATGAGGTTCATGATGCTGGGGATGAGTTGCGCCAAGATGGCGATAACCCCCAGGGCGCCGCCGATGTACGCAAGCTTGCGGTTTGTCTCGTTGATTTGGACGTGGACTGAGTCAAAACCTTTCTTCACATCGTGTTCGAGAGCATCGAGTCGAACCTCCAGGCGCTCCATGCGAGCGTCTAGAAGATGGTCGGCGCGGCGTCGGTAGTACTGTCCGTTCTCGGCTTCAGGCATGGCGGTCTCGCATATCAATCCAACGCTTGATGAGGACGGGGGCGCAATGTTCATGTTCGGCGGCGAAGGCTTCGATGACGGGAACGTACTTGTCACGGTCCTGAAGTGTCGGGGGGTCATAGCACACCCGCCAACCGACACTGCAGACGTGGCAAACGATGTCGGCGACGCCGTACCCGACCTGATCCATCTCCACGTCGGAGAACAGGTAGTGAACGGCGATGCCAGGGAACTCTTGGCTGCCTAGGCAGGCTAGAACGCGATCTGGCGTGCCGTCTGGTACCACGGAAACGCCTCAACGTATTCCCAGCCTTTATGGCTTGCAACGGCAGTGATGGCATCTCGGATCATCATCCGGTTGTGCGACCTCATCTGCTCGGATGCCCATGCATCCGTCAACTCAATATAGCGCAGATAGTCGCGCACCATTTCATCAAGTGAGCGTCGGTGTTCAATCACCGCATCAGGCGTCGGACGCCACGCGAAGAAGGAGTCAATGGGCGGCCGCGAATGGGGAGCTCCGGGCCACCCCACCCTTGTCTCGAAGAACCGCAGATGCCAATCCTGCTCGCTTGTGAACTCGATCCCATCGATCCAGCTTCGGAAGTGGAACCAGGCCCCCTGTGTCGGCATCGTCTCAACGAGGTCCTGGAACGACCCTAGGAGCGCGCGCGTCGGCCATTCATCGTCGGAGACGACGAAGCTCCACTTCCGATCAACGGCCGCTAGGGCGAGAGGGAACGAGGCGTCTCCATATCCGTGGAACATGTCCTCAATGACGACATCGGCATGCCGCCTGGCAACGGCCAGCGTCTCATCCGGGGACTCTTGAACGACGCAGACGATCTTCGTGAACCACGGCCGGACGTAGCGAAGCAGCTTGTCAAGGCGGGCGGCGCAGTTCCAGTAGACGCCAACGAAGGCAACATCCTCCCATGGCGCTCCGCTGGGAAGCCTACGTGCCATGCCATCCGATCTCCAACGTCATCCCGGACACTGGCCCAGTGGGCGCGTTCGCCGCAACGAACGCCTGCAGGACGACAAACCGGCTCGTACTGAACTCGTCGGTCTGAACCATCGTCCGCTCTTCAGGCGTAATGAGCTTCGTCGCGATGGCCGAGACGCTGTTCGTGGGAGTCTGGTAACTGTCCGTAACGCCAACCTTCACCGTCACCCCGTCCGGTGGGTTCTTGACCGTCACCCAAAGACGGGACAGCTTCGTTCCCTTCACACGAACCCAGCGCTCATAGCTCTGGCTTCCCCTTGGGATAGGGGCAGAACCGGAAGGGGCGTCGATGGACAGGAAACTGATGTCGGAGATGGGGCCCGTCTCCGTCATGCCAGAACCGGTATAGACGTAGATCATCCGGCCGGCACCTCCGGAGCACTCGTCGGCAGGACGTCGCCGACATACCTGCCATCGGTCAGGTCAAGCAGCCCCTTCGGGGTGGCTAGGAGGATGTGGTTGAAGATGTTGTTCTCATCCGTGAGGTCGCCGATGGGGGCCCGGCCGTCCATGATCCTGGCCTCATTGATCGTCTTCCACGGAGCACCGCCGACGGCCACCTTGTTGATCGCCGCCTTCTGTTCCGACTCCCGGAGGTTCAGGGAGCTGAACACGAAGCTCAGGTTGTTGTCCTGGCCGCCAAACCCATCATCCCAGACGATCTCACGGGTGATGTAGCGCTGGAATAGGTCAAGGAGCGGGCGCAGGCCGCGGTCCATCGTGTTCTCGGCCTGTTGCTGGGCCGTTGAGCGGTTCACGTCGTACGTGATGCCCAGGTCCATCGGCGACAGGCCGTAGACGACGGCGATGCAGCGGATGAGAAGCTCCACCCACTCGGAGAACTGCATGTCACGGTTCGAGGCACGGAACGGAAGCCACTGGAGGCCACGATACCCGCCCACAACAGCCAAGCCGCCGCGGCCTGCCGTTTCCGACTCCCACCGCGACCGGAAACGCGTCACCGCCTCATCGTTTGCATTCTCGCCCAGGTTCAGAACGCCCTCCGGTGGCGCGTTAGACAGCATCCGCCGGTTGTATCGGAGGGCCCGCATCTCGGCATCGAGCACCTCCCGCAGCACCTCGATCGGGCTGATCCCGACCGGACTCACTGTGCGCGGGTTGTCCACCATGTAGATGAGGTCCTGGTTCCGGAACGTGGCATGAATGATGCCGTCGGGGACGTAGTAGTAGCGCGGCCGATCAGGATCGGTGCCATCCCAGTCCACATCGACCCAGATGAACTCACCCGGGATCGGCCACAGTTCGGCAATCTCGCCTGCCGGGTTCCGAACCTTCTCGATCGCCGCCGCATCCAGAACCAGAAGGTCCTCCAGAACTTCCTGAACGAAGGAGTGGAAGCTAACGAGCTTGGCGTTCGGGGTATCAAGCAGGTTGCGGATGTGCCGAGCAAGCCCTCTGTCGAACGGTTCATCCTTGTCGTAAGGGACGATATCCCAGTCCGCAGAGGCGATCTGTTCGCGACGGATTTTGATGGCCGCCCGCACCCATGGCGTTAGCGACCATTCACGGTAAATCTGGGCATTGGTCTTCGATGCCAGGCGCCGGTCGGCAACGCCGAGCACTGCCACGCCTGGGGTCGGGTACGTCGCTTGGGGCAGCTTGGCTTGCGGCCCCGCGGTCTCTCCGCGTAGAAGCGTCATGACCTGATTGATGAAGCTCATAGGACCTCCCGTGACAAGGCTGCTCGCACGTAGTCCGACAGCATCTTCTTGTTCGTGGCCGCCAACGCTTCCTCAAACGTCATCGTTTCTGTCGGCAAGCCGACCATGAGTTCGGCCAGGTACTCCGGCAAGGTTCGAGGGCCGTCAGCAAACGTGATCGCATCCGGCGCCCGCATCGGTTCGCCGGGAGGGGCAATCGCCTCTCCGATGACTTCGAAGGAGCCGCCGATATCCCACAGGTCAAGAGCGAGACATAGAGCATCGATGAGGTCGTCATGACCTTGCGGGAACGACAACAGCTCGGCCTCGAGGTCGCCGCCTTCGAGTGAGCGGTGGTGGTGAATGCGACCCATCGAGTACCTGGCCGCGGCGGCGCGAACCCGAGTTCGCTTGTCCATGTCGGTCCGTCTTGGCACGACCGGCAGACTCGTTTCCCGGATCATGTCTTGGACGAAGACGGCCTGATGTTGGTTCGACTCGATGATGATCTTGGAGACCGGATAGCCGTTGATCCTGCCCCACTGCCACATCCGCTCCACGAAGGCACGATGCTCCGTCTCGGTCTTGATCCTGTCGGCATGGAGGACCCAGTGCTCGTGCTGGTTATCGACCGCGACCAACACACCGGCCGTCCAATCGGCCCGCTCGCGGGTGGAGGATGCAAGGTCGATGCCGATGTTGAAGACGTAGGAGCGATCGGAGGGGAGTTGCGTGAAGCGGTCCTTGAACCACTCCGCCTTGATGATCGATCCCTCGCCGACGATGTCGTTCAGGTAGGCACAGGAAAAGTTCGCCCAGCCGATGTCAGCGCGCTCCTTGTAGAGACGCTCCAATGGCCAGACCTCTGGCCAGTACGACCGTTCCTCGCCCGTTTCCGGGTCGGTGATGATGGCCCGGATGACGACGTTCGGCCAGTGATTTTCCTCGATGAGCTTCTCATAGAGGTCGCCCGCCGCCCACCGGGTGCCGACGACGATGATGGAACCACCCTCGGCCGCCTGGGCTGGCTTCACGGTCCGCCAGAACCAACTCTCGATCTTCTCGCGCTGCTCCAAGGTAGACGTGTTGTTCTCATCGAGGACGTCGTCAAGGATGATCACGTCACAGCGCTTGGAGACGATGGAGGACGACTGATTGGCGCCGCCGGCAACAACCGTCCTGTCCTTTGAGAACAGGTACGGCGACCCTTTGCGCACCCACTCCGTCGCCGTCCACTTGCCTTCGCCGCGTAGGTTCCCGAACAGTTCGATGAAGGCTGGCGAAGCAGAGACGATGGACATGATGGCGGCCGACATCGCCTCTGCCTTCTCCGACTTCTGGGAGAAGATGCCGATCCGGACGTCCGGCCGCGTTGCGATGAGGAACGCCGAGAGGCCGGTCGTGATGATCGTCGTCTTTGCCGAACCGCGCGGACCAAGGATGACGCCGTTTTCGCGGTTCTTGATCCGCTCGTAGGCAAACTCCAGCATCTGGCGATGGTGCGGCGCCAGTTTGTAGCCGAAAACGTACTCGATGAAATAAGCCGGATCGGTGCGCGCAAGCACCTTCCTGGCCGCGCGGATGATGTCCGGCGCGAGGGTCATGCCAGAAGGGCGTCAACCTGGGCGACGATCCGCGCCGCCGTCTCCGGATCGATCTCCAGCTCCGGCTCGCGCTGTTCCTCCTTGGGCCGGAGCTCATCTAGGAGCTGGCGCAGAAGGCCGATCCAGGCGATGGCATCGCGGCTAGAGATGTCGATCTCGCCAGCGTCGAGCGCTTGCATATAGCGGGCAAGACTGCGGACGCTCGTTTCGACCATCTTCTGGCGAAGTTGCGCTTCGTAGGCAACCCAGTCGGATGCCAGGGCCTCCCGGATGCGGTCCTGAACGGAGGTCGTGAAGGCGGCACGCTTCTCTGCCCAGCCGCCCCGGGCGGCATAGCCCGCGACGGCTGACTTCGACAGGCCATGCCGGGCAGCGAGCTCGGCCAGTGACTCGGTGCCGAACACGTACTCGCGCTCCAGTTCGGCCGGATCGATCTTGCGCTGTCGGGTCATCGCTCCCTCCTAGTTGAGACTGGAAGCGGCTTATTGAGACTCTAGACCGCCGTAGAAGCCCCAGGACGGCCGCAAGATGGCGGAGTGGACTAGGACACTACCAATGGGGGTTTCGGCCGTCCTGGGCCGTCCCAGGACGACCACAGGCGATCCTAGCGGTTGGGTCGAGACCTCTTCCGGCGCCGCACCCAAGGCCTCCGCACGGGATGGTCTTCGGGCAGCGCGTCCCAGTCGTTCGACTTGCACCGGGTGCAGTACCACGACGGGATTTCCATGCGGCCGCAAACCCGGCAGACCATGATCGGCGTTCGCAGGTGCGGCAGGCCCATCTTCATGGCCGCCATTCTAGCACACCGCCATTTGCGAGTTTGCGCAAACCGGAAAGTGAGCCCCCCTGCCCCCTCCCCCTGGCTTCCCCCCTGCCAACCCCCCTTTTATACCCCCACCCCTAAACCCCCATAGCGACCAGAGGGAAGGAGACGTCCAAGGGGACATCGTTAGACGGGAGGGTTTTCCAAACTTGGCGCGCGCGGGTGCGCGTGTGCGCGCGCGTAGGCACGCGCGTGTGCGCGCGTATACGTGTGCGGGCGCGTGCGCGCATGTGCGCGGGTGCGGGCGCGGGTGCGCGGGAGGGACGAACCCGCGCCCGGGAGCAGCGGCAGGGGGTGTTCGGGCGGCCCGTCGGCATTTTCGGCCGATCGGTGATTTTCTGGCCGAAAATCGGCGATGATCGACAAAATGCTGGCTAACGGAGCTCCCAGGTGTCGCGCTTGGTTCGAATGTACCGATCCGGGTTGCCGGTGAGGATGGCGCGCACGGCCGCCTGGGATTTCCCTGTCATCGCGGCCAGTCGGCTGACCGAAGCTGGCCCGGTTTGGAGAACTTCGTCGATGGCGTTGTCGCCTTCTGCCTCAACGATTTCGTCCTCATGGAAGGTGATCGAGTCGTAGGCGCCGTTCGGCTTGGGCCATGGCGGGTCATACTCGATCCTGATGGCCTGATCGTCGTGGGCAGGGGCAAGGGCATCTGGTTTCGTGTTGCGCAGAACGATGACCCGCCGGCCGGGATGCTGGGATTGTGGATAGACCGAGTAGCTCCCGCGGGCGGAGTCACGCTTCCGAACCGAACCGTACTCCCGGATAGCGCCGCCGGTGATGGCATCGCCGACGACGTGGTCGATGAGGAAGTTCGTCGTCTCGAAGTCACGCAGCACCTCGTAGAACTCATCGACCGCCCGAGCCGGGTCGCCGTCGGTTGTTCGCATCGCTCGCCCAACCGGCGAGATGAAGAGGACCTCGATCCCGTTCTTCACGACCCAGGACCCGGTGGCGTCCGCCAGGTCGGTCAGTGGCCGTGACATCCTGCGGTAGTAGATGGGTGGGAGCTCGATCCCGTACCCAAGACAGATGGCCCGCAGGCGGATCATTTCTTCCTCGATCCCCTCATCCCAATCGAGGATACCGACGCGCATCTG